ATGTTTACTGTTATTTTTGGCCGCCCAGGGTGCCCTTATTGCGTGCGTGCAAAAGAGTTGGCGGAAAAACTGAGCAAAGAACGCGACGATTTCAACTACCGCTATATTGATATCCATGCTGAAGGCATTACTAAAGCGGATTTGGAAAAAACCGTAGGTAAACCTGTAGAAACCGTACCGCAGATTTTTGTCGATCAAAAACATATCGGCGGCTGTACGGATTTTGAAGCATGGGCAAAAGAAAATCTGAATCTTTTCGCCTGATTGCTCTGGCAACGCCCTCTACCGGAGGGCGCTATCGGCGTTTTTTTCGCCGGTGGCTAAACAGGCTGCTAATAAACAAATAACAGAGCGCGCCTAACGCACACCAGAATACGGCGCTAAATAACCACGCCAGTTCTTGCCAAAACGATCGGGTAGGCATAAATACCACGCGCATTAACACCAGGCAAAACGGCGCCGCCAGCATCGCCCCGATCAGCGGTCGGATCACCTCGCGTCGATGAGAACAAAAACTGGCCACCGCACCAGGCAACGTAAAAAATAACAGTCCAATCTCAGGATGCCCTGCCGCGCGAAAAGCGCCTTGTACATGCATAGTTAATGAAAGACACACCACAATAAAGAGTACAAAGCAGCAGACAACGCTTGCCCACCCGTGTTTATGTTTCAATCGTTCCTCCTGACACTCTCTATCGAACACGCTTTCCGCCGTGAGGCATCCAGTCAGATAAAGTCATGTGGCATTCCATGCCAAAAACACACCTGCACGATTCTTATAGCCGTTAGTACGCAATAAGATTAAACTAGCAGGATATATTGTTGTGTTGTTTTTATTTGGATGCTGTATGCAATACGATTGCACCCTTAATTCATGATAAAAACAGTAGCGTAAATTACCATTTCTTTCAACAGCTTACTCGTAAACAAGAAGTTAGTCTCCGTGAATATAAACGTCGCAGATTTGTTAAATGGGAATTACATCCTGTTATTATTTGTGGTCCTGGCTCTTGGCCTGTGTCTTGGCAAGTTACGTCTGGGTTCAGTCCAACTTGGTAATTCCATTGGCGTTTTAGTGGTCTCTCTATTATTAGGACAGCAACACTTCAGTATTAACACCGACGCGCTAAATCTGGGATTTATGCTGTTTATTTTTTGTGTCGGCGTCGAGGCTGGCCCCAACTTTTTTTCGATTTTTTTTCGCGACGGTAAAAACTATCTGATGCTTGCCCTGGTCATGGTCGGTAGCGCTCTGCTAATCGCCTTAGGCCTTGGTAAGCTATTCGGCTGGGATATCGGCCTGACGGCCGGTATGCTGGCCGGCTCAATGACATCCACGCCCGTGCTGGTTGGCGCAGGCGATACCCTGCGACATTCCGGCATCGCCAGCACGCAACTCTCCTCCGCTCTTGATAATCTGAGCCTGGGCTATGCCCTGACCTATCTGATTGGGTTGGTCAGTCTGATCGTGGGCGCGCGCTACTTGCCTAAACTGCAGCATCAGGATTTGCAAACCAGCGCCCAGCAAATTGCTCGCGAGCGCGGTCTGGATACCGATGCTAATCGCAAAGTTTATTTGCCGGTTATCCGCGCCTATCGGGTTGGTCCGGAACTGGTGGCCTGGACTGATGGTAAAAACCTGCGCGAGCTGGGTATTTACCGCCAGACAGGCTGCTATATCGAACGTATTCGCCGTAACGGTATTCTGGCGAACCCGGATGGCGATGCGGTGCTGCAAATGGGCGATGAGATTGCGCTGGTCGGCTATCCGGACGCGCACGCCAGGCTCGATCCCAGCTTCCGTAATGGTAAGGAAGTGTTTGATCGCGATCTGCTTGATATGCGCATCGTAACGGAAGAAATTGTGGTGAAAAACCACAATGCGGTCGGTCGCCGCCTCGCTCAGCTCAAGCTGACCGATCATGGCTGCTTCCTTAACCGCGTCATCCGCAGCCAGATCGAAATGCCTATCGACGATAACGTCGTGCTGAATAAAGGCGACGTGTTACAGGTGAGCGGCGACGCCAGACGCGTAAAAACCATCGCCGATCGCATTGGTTTTATTTCGATCCATAGTCAAGTGACGGACCTGCTCGCCTTCTGCGCTTTTTTTATCATCGGGTTAATGATCGGGATGATTACCTTCCAGTTCAGCAATTTTAGTTTCGGCATCGGCAACGCGGCCGGATTGCTGTTCGCCGGGATCATGCTCGGTTTCCTGCGCGCTAACCATCCTACCTTTGGTTATATTCCGCAGGGCGCGCTTAATATGGTGAAAGAATTCGGCTTGATGGTGTTTATGGCAGGCGTTGGTTTAAGCGCCGGCAGCGGTATCAGCAACGGTCTGGGCGCGGTCGGCGGACAAATGCTGATCGCCGGGCTTGTCGTCAGCCTGGTACCGGTGGTGATCTGCTTCTTGTTTGGCGCTTATGTGCTGCGCATGAACCGGGCGCTGCTGTTCGGCGCCATGATGGGCGCGCGTACCTGCGCCCCGGCGATGGAAATCATTAGCGATACGGCGCGCAGTAATATTCCAGCGCTGGGTTATGCGGGGACTTACGCCATCGCCAACGTTCTGCTAACGCTGGCGGGGACGCTTATTGTCATCATCTGGCCGGGGTTAGGATAAAACTGAAGTTTGCCTTTAAGTGAAAAAATTTTGCCAATAGGTCGAACTTTTCGTTAAAGCATCAGTCATACCTATTGCCACTGCTTTTCTTTGATGTCCCCATTTTGTGGAGCCCATCAACCCCGCCATTTCGGTTCAAGGTTGGTGGGTTTTTTGTTGCCTGAAATTTATGCTGTTTAAAATCATGATGTTAGAAGCACTATTTTTTAACGATGGCGACAAAATGGCGGCAGCGTTAAAGAGAGAGCGCCACCTGTCCTGATTTCATTGGATGCGGCTGAACCGGATTTGACTCTTTTGGCGTTGCAATCGAACGAACAAAAGTTTCATGGGTAACAAAAGTATGGCTGCAGTTAATGTTCTGGCACTGGTTGTAACGCTCTTTGGTCAATGAAGATACCTGAAAACTGCTGCGAGTATGGGCGGCACTTCCACACAGTGGGCAAATCATTATTTTTCGAGTTCTCCCCATTTTTGCTAAATTCACAATAATGATACCGCATTATTCCATTTTGCAAACTTAAAAGTTCTCCATTGCGAAGAATCATTCCATTTCGAAATCATCAATCCTCACTTCAAGCTCCAGACTGGTCGTAAAACCGTTATCCGGGCTGACGGTATGTGTCAGAGTCGTAATGGTCCATTCCGCATCATCTATCGGCTGTTTAAAGCCACTGACTTTCACTGGCATTTCCGTGTAGAGATCTGCCCGCCCTTCCGCCAGTTGTAGCGAGAATGACGCAACACCGCGTTGCAGGCGTTCCCACTGCATTTTCGCTGCCCGTTCGGCGTTACTCCGATTGGCATAAGTGCGATTGAGTACCAGCACGTTTTCATCCGTACCCACCAGGTAATCGCCCTGCTTCGCTTCCGGCTCTTTCTTCTGCTTCTTAGTCCTGCGCTTACGCTTCACCGTAGTGCTTTCTTTCTTCGCGGGTATGCAACCAGCTGGCAATTACGCCCGTGTAAGCTCCGCGATCTGCCAGGGTAAAGCGGTGACTGTCGCCGTCCTTACGTGTGATAGTGATAACCGGTAGTGGTTTACCGCTGGCGCTTTTACCCTGTCCCTGCCGGATGAATAACAGATTGCCATTTTTCACCGACACAATAGCACCGTACTGGCGCGACAGCCGCATCAGAAAACTGCCGTCACTCTCATTAGTCTGGTCTATATGATCCACGGTTTTATCCGACAAGTCTTTACCCAGTGCCATCTTCAGTTTGTGCCGCGCGGCTATTTCCTTCACCACTTCCCCGACGGTGGTCTTGTGCCACGATTTTTCACGGCGGGTATTCAGCGTTTCTCGAAAATCAGCACTTCGCGCCCGGATAGTCAGGCGGCCCGGTGCGCCAGTGTGTTCAATCTCGTCCACCGTGAATGCCCCTTTCGGGAAAAGCGGCTGCCCCTTCCAGCCCAGCGCCAGCGTAATGACCGCACCACGGCGCGGCAGCACGATTTTTCCGTCGGCGTCGTCCAGCTCCAGATCAAGCTGGTCCGCTTCAAAGCCCCGATTGTCCGTCAGCGTCAGACTCATCAGGCGGTTATCCAGCACAGTAGTGATATCTCTGCCCTCAATACTGATGCTGAATGCCGGAGTTTTATTGCCTTTGTTAAGCAGTTCAGAACTGAAATTCACGACAGCAGCCCTCCCACCGTTTTACTGATATCGCTTAAGGCAGACATTGCCGTGTCCTGCCAAGGGGCGCAAGCGCCCTGGTCGGCTGCTGCCTCCTGAACGTCAACGGCCTTACGAACCTTTTTCCACTTCATCGCGTGCGTGCAAATCTTGCCCTCTGCAATCGGGGACCAGATGCCATAGATACGGATACCGTGATCGCCGTAGGCGCTCGGTTCGTCGTTAAGCTCATAAGCCGTGCGGACAAGGTGATGTTTACGGGGAACTAGTACACCGCCCTGCTTCATGATGTAGGTGGCAAAGCAGCCCGCATCAGCTGCCGCCAGTACCGCATCCAGACGCGGGTTATCCAATACCGGCGCACCCGCTTTGCGTTCGCCCTGCACTCTGGCCGCCTGACCAGCCAGCAAACGCAGCTCTCGGTATGCCTGACGCCCCGGAATACCAAAGAAACGGAATTGCTGGACACGGTGCAGTGACGCCCAGGCGCTGACATGCTCGGCGCTGTCACGCAGTGATCTGCCGGTTTCTTTGCTGATTTCTTTAGCCAGCCCGCGCCCGTCGATGTTCTTACTGATGTATTTGGCAATGTAGCTGGTCGGCGTGCCCTTGCGCGGGTTGATTAGCTCGGACTTGAAGCGCGGCCCGGTATTGGTGCCCAGCTCCTCGCGGTCTTCACGGATGGCAAACTTACGCAGCAGCGCGGTGATGGAACGGCGGTCTTTTTTGCGCATGAAGCACAGAAGATGCCAGTGCACGGTGACGTCATGATGCGGCTCAGCCACCCGCACGCCATACCAGCGCAACCCGGCTTTGTGCATAGCCTTACGAAATGCAGCAAACATGCCGACCAGATAATCGCTGCTTTGTCTTACCGTCGCGTTTGTCCAGGTCGGGTTTGGCCTGCCGTTATTGAGCGTGGAATGGAAACGTGACGGACAGGTAATGGTGTAGAAAACAGCGCAGTCACCGCGCATTTCCGCGATAAGCTCCAGACCTTTAACACAGGCCATCATCTCATTGCGGCGATGCGCAGGGTTGCTGCTGCTGGCGTTTACCACGTCTTCCATATCCAGCGTGTCGCCGTCTTCGTTTACCAGTTCATGAGAACGGAAAAACTCCAACGACTTACGGTGCTGCTCACGTTTATGCATCACGGCTTCATAGCTGACATAGGGAGATGCTTTTTTGCTGACCAGGCAGACAGCACGCAACTGCTCTTCCCTCCATTCGCAACGCATCTTCCATAATTTCCGATACCATCAGTCGGCGCACAACATACGCGCCAGCGAACCCGGAATGAGTTCATAGGGCACGGGTTTACGGCGGTTTCTTTTCCGACGGAGTTTCTCAAACGCAGGTGGGATGACATCCTGACGCAGGGTTTCCGCCGCCACCTTTTCCCATGTCTTGCGGATTTCTTCTGGCTTAACGTCATCGGTGGCATACAAATCACCACAAGCTGCATCAAGGCACATGCTCATATGCGCAGCTACCAAGGTGGACAGGCGTTTCACCTGATCCTGACTCATTTCAGGCAGAATCAGCAGGCCGTCCAGCCCTTCATGGCTTGCCATAAAGCGAAAAGAAGTAGATAGCTGACTGTCGCGTACATGCTCCAGCCGTTCCAGACATGGCTTAATCGTCTCACGCAAATAGCGGGAATAAGCCTTTGGCCTGCCCAGGCTGCTGAAGTATTCAATACGTTGCATCAGCGGCTTGCTGATATGGGAAGGCTGGGCGTTAACGTCCGCCAGAATGACCATGTCTGGATTAAAACGCTGCTGCTCATGCGCCAGCTTTGCCCGGCTAATGAGCTTATCCTGCTCCATTTCGCGTTGGACAGGATCACGGGATTCATTAAAGAAATAACGCTCCCAGACCTGATCACTCAGTGCCTCGCGGTGCAGCTGTTCCTGCTCGTTATCGGCAGCGTACAGAGTGATCAGGTTTGAAAGCGCAGAAACCGGCGCGACTTCCGCCGGGTCCAGATAAGGGTTAATGGCCTTTTTCGGGCTGTTCCATGAGAATGCTGCGGCGACCTCGTTAAAGCCGCTGCAGTTGTTCATATCAGCATGGCTCATGCACGCACTCCGTACACGGCAGAACAATCCGCGCCACGCGAAGGATCAAATCCTACCCAGCAGCGCGGCCCGGCAACAGCGATGATTTCTGTTGCAGATTTACTATCACCAGCTGCCACACCGATGCTGCGTTTTGCCTTGATATAGTGGTGAATAAAATTGCGATACAGCGAACGGATCAGGGATGTGTCACTGTTAGAAACAATGACGGGATGTCCTTCTGATAACCGATGTTCAAGAACGGACGCCAGGTGATACTGGTCATCTTCAGTGAAGCCGTCAGTGTGATAACCGGAAAACGTGCCGTCATAAGGCGGATCGCAATACACCACATCCTCCACCTGCAGCATCGCCAGCGTTTCATCAAAGCTTGCGCAGATAAACGTTGCCCGCTGGGCTTTCTCTGCAAATGCGCGAATTTCTTTTTCAGGGAAATACGGATTTTTATAATTACCGTACGGAATGTTGAAATGCCCGCTCTTGTTATAGCGACATAACCCACGGTAACCATGACGATTGAGATACAGGAAATATACCGCTTTCATGAAATCAGTAATTTCAGTGGAGTAATTAAACTCCTGCCTTATGTTGTAATAAGCCACCTCCCTGTTTGCCGCCTCAAATAAAGCTCTGGTACGAGATATAAACGCCTCGCAATCAGCAGCAACCTTTTTATAGAGGTTGATTAAATCAGGATTAATATCCGCAACAAGATAGCTGGGGTAATCCGTCTCCATCATCACTGCACAGGAACCCGCGAAAGGTTCAACCAGTCGCGGGCCAGCAGGAAGATGCTTTTTCAGTTCGGACATAATGGCGGTTTTATTTCCCGCCCATTTCAGGATGGTGCTCATACAGCACCTCCGTTGTAATGTTTGCCTTTCAGCTCTGCGATTTCCTGACAGGTAATGCAAAGCTGCATACCCGGAATGGCGCGGCGGCGTGCTGGCGGAATTGGTGCTTCACACTCAATGCAAAGCTCGCGGGACACGCCCGGTGTTTTGTCACGGGCAGCACGGATATGGCGCTGGCGTTCTTCTTCAACGCTCTGCTGTACGAGATCCATTGCATCAGCCATTAGTGGATCTCCTGCGCTTCGTTCTGGATTGCTTCAGCAGTCACACGCAGCAGTTCTGCCGCTTCGACGTGGTTTAGCTGGCGGGATGTAATATGACACGCTAGGCTATCAAGGCGAGCTGCCATTGCTTCAGCCCTTGCCCTGCGTTCTTCCAGACGGGCCTCTGTCAGTAAAATATTAAGCCCTGCGTCATCCGGTCCGGTTTTAGTCGTGAGGTTTTCAATATTACGCATAATCAATTCTCCTGAATTTAGATAAAGGGATGCCCGGCGGGTTTACGCCATTAATTTCATTAGTTGGTTAATTCGGCATGGTTAGCCGTCTGGGAAATAAGCTCACCACTGCACGAAAATGATTCATTGCTTTAATCAACTCCCGCTTTTCGTCAGTGGTCAGCTCATTAATGCTGATGCTATGACGTTCAGCTGGAATTTTTGCCATAAAGAATATGGCAGCCAGTGCCCGTTTATTTTGTTCATTATTGATATCCCGTGGATCACGCATATCTTTAATAAACCGCTCAAGCTCTGACTCAATATTCAGGCCAAAAACTTTCGCCCTTAACTCCGCAATATGATTAAGCCCATTCAGGCGTTCACCGGGGCTTAATGGAACAGTCGCCGCAGCGCCTTTAATAGCCATTTATGGATCCCACAACACATCTACTAAAAAATTTTTGATATGCTCCATTACCAACATATTGATAGCTAGAAGGAATCATCAATGTTGAACCCAGTTGAAAGAGAGCGTATAGAGCAACTTGAAAACGAGATCTCCAGTCTTCGCGATGAGGTTGCTGTTCAACGAATTCTTGTTTCAGGTCTGATCCACTCCTTATATCGAACTGACTCAGCAAATCAATCAGCATTTTTTGAGCTCCTCCGCGAAGAATTAAACAAACTTCCTTTAGGTTCGGTTAAACAACAAGAATTCACTCATCTGATACAGACACTGATAGATCGTTACCGATAAATATTTCGCCGATAACGTTCAAGAGGTGATGTCTTTATACGCATCACTTCTTGTACTCTTTCACCACGTATAAAGGTTCCATCCTTTAGCGTGAAAAAGTAGCTACCATCGCCCGACAACGACGGATAACAACAGAGCAAATCATCTTCAGGTACTGAATAACTCTCTCCTCTGTAACGAAACTGATAAACCACTTCACTTTCTGCCGCATACATTTGGACTTTCTCCGTTTCCTCGTGGTCAATTCAGACAGCAATTCATCTTGTGAATGACATGGATGCCAGCGTTTACCATCCTCACCCATGATCCAGCCGTGACCGTAGTGCATTGCCGGACTTTGTTTTACCAGCAGCGATGCAAATGATGGTTCTTTCGTCAACATAAGCACCTAACAACAAACCGAATGAAGCACCGAGGCCAGTCACGGTATCAACTGCACTCGCCATCGCAGGATTAGCCTGTAAACGGGCCTGCAATGAAACAGCCGCCAGTACCATCAGTCGTGTTACAGCGTTAATGCTGCTGATAGCATCACGACGACCTGCACTGGTTTTTACATCGCCAGATACCGCACCTGCAGCAACACGCCCGATCTCTGCGGTTGCACTCATGACGTAATGTGGCAGTTTCTCTTTTGCTACCTCATTAATCGGTACACATGGCAGGCAGTGAATCTGAGCCAGAAAACCATCTATCAGCGTTGAATCTTCAGTCAGATCGGTAAGCAACCAGATTTCTGGTGCGGTTAATAAATGAGGTTGAGCTGGGTTCAGCTTGTTCCGCAGAATCTGCACATTCATGCCTGCATGTTCTGCCAGTTGCACCAGGTTGTGGCGCAGTGCGAATGCACGACAGGCTTCATCAAAATGTGGATGTTTGGAAACTTGGTAATCAAACATGGTCGCCCCCCTTGATGTATCCCAAAATGGAACTAGTTGAATACAACATTGCAATCAGTAAGTGCATCAACGGTAAGAGCAGCAAGGTTGATCATTACCTTTTCCTTTTTCTTGTTTTTCCGAAGGCGATGGCGAGGGATGCGACCATCAGCCAGCATATCGTTGATTGTGTCGATAGAAAGACCAGTAAGTTCGCTATAACGCTCAATTGTGACGTGTGGCGTATTCAGAGTTATTGAAATGTTAGGGGTCATGATGCAACATCTCCTATTGGCTTGTGGTGAGCCATTGGCTTGTGGTGAGCCGGTTTGAATTGTGACCAGAACTTCACAAAACGGAGATTTGAATCTTATAACGGTTATGTCAACTCAAAAAAACACATTTCGCCATGTTAGCGAGAGTCTAAAAACTTCAATAATGCAAAACCGTGGGGGACAGAAAGTAATTGAGCGTATACTTGTTGCGTATGGTTTTACTTCGCGCCAAGCATTTTGCAATCATCTGGGTATCTCACAAAGCACGATGGCTAACAGGTATGCTCGTGATACATTTCCTGCTGACTGGATGATAATTTGCAGTATAGAGACCGGCGCATCTATCGACTGGCTGGCATCGGGAATCAGCTGTGAATCATCCTCAGTTTTATTAAATGATGAACGTTTAGCCCATACCAAATCTGATGACCTGGATAGAACTAACTCAACAATCCAAAAGTTCCCAATCGAGACCAGTATAAATCCTAATAAAGGAGGAAAGGCAGCAATTGATCGCTTAGTCGCAGCCTACGGCTTTAGCACTCGACAAGCCCTAGCAAACCATTTGCAGGTTTCAAAAAGCACTGTAGCAAACAGGTACTTACGAGACACGTTTCCTAGCGATTGGATCATTCAATGTGCTCTTGAAACAGGAGCTTCATTACTCTGGCTCACAAACGGCAATGGCCCCAAATTTATCGATAATTCCAGCTCTGTTGCCCAACTTAAACACCAAACAATCATTGACGGTAAATTACATGATGAAGGCTACTTAGCATTTGACAAGACGCTTATACCTTCCGGATTGAAAAAACCGATTGGAGTTACCGCAGAAGGAAAAACCTTTATTGCGGATACAGAATATGATGATGTTTCAGATGGTAGTTGGTTGATTGAGATTGAAGGTAAAGTAACTTTAAGAAAATTAACAAGAATTCCAGTTAGAAAAGTAAAAATCACATCAGATACAACTGATTTTGTTTGTGAACTTGAAGACATTACAACCATCGCAAAATGTTGTTGCGTTTTTTCAAAGGAAATTTAAAGGAATACACATGAATTCTGAAAATAAAAAAAATGAAAACAACTATTATGCTGAAAAAGTTAATTGCGAATGGAAAGATCTTTATAATACTTTAAATGAAAATCCGCATAAATTTAATGAAAATGAGCGTTCCCACTTAATCGAATTATTAAAAAAAGGTGAAATTGATAAATTCAGAGAATACTACTGGAAATTCACTCAGCAAGAAAAAATGAATTACAGCGATAAAGGTGATGAGTTTTTTATTAATGAAAAGAATAAGATGGACGAATTAATAAAAGAACAAAAACATCTTCGAGAGATAATGCGATCATATACTAAGCGTTTATTGGAGGCTGAAGAGTCCAAAGCTACGTTACATCTTCGGAATGAAAATTTAGAAAAACTAAATTCTGAAAAAGAAGCAATTATTGAGCAAGCCGTATCTAGAATAAAGCAACTTGAAGCATCGAACAGCGAATTACAAAGCCGAGTACAACAAGAAAGGATTGATGAGAAAATACCAGGATATGTCGATAGCGTTAAAAGTGAACTAAGTTCAGATGACTTATATTTCATTAAAATGTCGCAAGTATGGGCTTTTTCTGGCTGCATTTTCGGGCTACTTGCTGTATGTGCATCATTTTATACACTCTACGCCACAATTGACTTCAACAATGTTAAAGGCTTTGAGCTATTTTATTTTTTCACACGTGGTTTAATTGGTATTTCCATTCTTTCTTGGCTAGCATATATTTGCCTTGGAAACTCTAAAAAATACACCCATGAATCAATTTTGAGAAAAGACAGAAGACATGCACTAATGTTTGGGCAAGTATTCCTGCAAATTTATGGCTCCACGTCAACAAAAGAAGATGCTGTATTAGTCTTTAAAGACTGGAATATGTCTGGTAACTCCGCATTTTCTGACAAAACAGAACTCCCTCCGGGAATCCAATCTTTATGGGATTCAACCAAAGAAAAACTAAAGCCAAGTACCGCTGAAAAAGCACAGGAGTAGGGCCAATGTTTATTTCACCCTAAACATACATTGATAACTGTTTAAATATACAGTTAAATTTAGCCCTCAAACATGAGGGCATTTTTTATGGCAGTACTAAAACTCACCACAGGAAAATGGCTTTGCGAATGTTACCCCGCCGGACGCAGTGGGCGTCGTGTGCGTAAACAATTCGCCACCAAAGGCGAAGCTCTGGCTTTTGAGCGCCACACGATGGAAGAAACCGAAGCAAATCCCTGGCTGGGTGAATCAGTGGCTCGTCGAACACTGAAAGACGTGGTTGAGCTATGGTTCAAACTACATGGTAAATCTCTAACCGCTGGGCAGCATGTCTATGACAAATTGCTGTTGATAGTTGACGCTCTGGGCAATCCCCTTGCAACCGATCTCACATCTAAAATGTTTGCCCACTATCGAGATAAACGCCTGACAGGAGAGATCTACTTCAGTGAGAAATGGAAGAAAGGAGCAAGCCCGGTCACCATTAACCTGGAGCAAAGCTATCTAAGTAGTGTTTTTAGCGAACTATCCCGCTTGGGCGAATGGTCGTATCCGAACCTACTGGAGAACATGCGAAAATTCACCATCGCAGAAAAGGAAATGGCATGGCTTACACATGAGCAGATCATCGAATTACTGTCTGACTGCAAACGTCAGAACCCAATTCTGGCACTGGTGGTAAAAATATGTCTAAGTACAGGCGCACGTTGGCGAGAAGCAATCAATCTTACCCGCTCACAGGTCACCAAGTATCGAATCACCTTTGTGAGAACGAAGGGGAAGAAAAACAGAAGCATACCTATCAGTAAAGAGCTTTATGAAGAGATCATGGCGCTCGATGGGTTCAATTTCTTCACAGACTGCTATTTTCAATTTTTATCCGTGATGGAAAAAACGTCTATCGTTCTCCCTCGCGGTCAACTGACACACGTTCTGCGCCATACGTTTGCGGCGCACTTCATGATGTCGGGTGGAAACATCTTGGCCTTACAAAAAATTCTCGGACATCACGATATAAAAATGACTATGCGTTATGCGCATCTGGCACCGGATCATTTGGAAACGGCGCTCCGTTTCAATCCACTGGCAACGTTACCAAATGGCGACAAAGTGGCGGCAGCGGTTGGCATTACCCCGTAA